TGATAATCCAGATGAGCTTATCGCTTACGCCGATAGTGTTATCAACATTGGTTACAAGGAGACCGAAACCTTGGGTCAAACGATCAAACGAGCTGCGGAGGGTATCCACTTTGAACGTTTGAACAGTCTCATTCCAACGTGCGAATGCTTCACGAACTTTTTCTACATCAACGCCAGCATTGCGCGCACCTTCAGCGAGTTGCAGCCAGCGATCGGTCATCGCATTGAGGCCAACTCCCATTTCCCGTGCTTGATTGGTAATGAACTGAAATTCTTGAGTTAGATTACCGATAGTAGCTCTGGATTCTGCTAGCCGGTTATTAAGCGTTGAGAATTGTGTAGATGATTGAATGATTGCCAGCACAAGGCGGCTTACCATTTGGGTAGCCAAGTTACCCAGAGCAGTACCGAGCGCGATGGCTCCCGCGTTGACACCTAAGATATTAGTTACCAGTACGCGGAACCAACGGCCCAAGTTAGCCGAACCGCTAACTACGTCTTTTTGCTTCTTTGTGACTTCAACTAGTACACCACTTTTTTTCTGAGCAGCTTGAGTTACACTTTCTATCGTTGTTTTGACTTGCCCCATACTAGCTGTGAATGTAGCCATGGAGCTTTGTAGCGCTGTAATAGCATCTTGAATACCCCTCAGGGCTGTTTCTAGAGACTGTTCCATACGGCGCGAGATTTGTTCTGTAGCGCCTCCAGCCTGATTAAAAGCTTGCTGAATACGTTGAGCACTTTGACGTGAAGCTTCAGCCGCCTGTTGTGCGGACGAGCCAATATTCTGCACACCGGTTGCCGCAACTTGTGCTTGTTGCGCAACGCGCTGGCCAGATTGTGTAATAGTTTGGCTAACGCTTTGGAATGCAGAGTTTGCTTGATTTACAGCTTGGGCAAGCTTGGCGACTGATTGCGCTGACTGTGTATTAGCTCTGTTGAACTCTTGACTAGCGTTCTTAACGTTAGTCGCGAGTTCTTTAGCCATTTGCGAGGTAGTAGTCTTCAGTTTTTCGACTAACTGAGTAGACTTGTTCAGCGCATTGGCAACAGCATTACCCGCCTCAGTAATGGATTTGCTTACCGAAGTAAGCTGCCCAACTGAGGTCTGTAGACCCTTAGTAAGTTCTTCGGTTGCCTTGCGGGCAACCTCCATATCACCGACAAACTTACTAAGATCAATGTTGATTGCTACACTGAGACCCGCAATGTCAGCCATATCAAGTCACCTTTTTCTGAATCTCGCCCCGAATGACTTGAACCATTCTATCTTTAACGTTTGCGTACGCGGCTCTCATGAATGGTCGAGGTTCCATCTTACGCGTACCAAATTCTAGAAACTGCGCGTAAGGTGCGGTATTCGTGATCGATACTGTTACCACTGTACCGGTCCGCGACGTGTTAATTTTGAAGCTATTTGCAAGGAGACCGGTTAAATTAGCTGGTGGCTCACCCGGCGCACTAGCCTGCCGCCAGCCTAAAGCTCCGCGATAATATATGACTCCACTTTTGGGCGTTTCAATGATAAGCCGCCGAGCCTCTTCGATGAAGAGATCGGCAGCTCTCTGAGCACCAGATTGAGCACCGGCCCGTACTTGCTGCACTAGCCGATGCCCTCGCCAAGTCATTCTGACTTTACTTGCCATCCCTATCTCCGTACTGGTCGAGGAGTAGGTCTTCGGCTTGGAGTAGAGATGGGTTGAACGCCCTTTCGTACTACAGCCGGTTTGCCTCGTCCGAACATAGCATCAAATGCAGCCGGTGTTAATGGATTTGGTTTACCACCTCCGACTGTGATGTGTTTCGGGTCCGAGTTTTGAGCATTATCTTTTACGACCACTCCTTTTTCTGCATTCAAGCGTTTAATTAAACCATCGTAGGCAATAAGGATGGCGTTTACGTCACTATATAGAGTTTGCTCCTCACTCCAACCTAACCAGCCCAGTGCGATTTCTACTAATTCATCGTACCGTTGGTCGAGTTGTTGTTGGAGCTTGGAGGGTTTCCCATATCCTTGCCCTCTTCCTGCATTTTCTGGTATTCAGCCAGGGCTTCTGCTTGCTCTTCAGGGGTCATGGTACGACCGCCACGCATGAGAGCAACTAAGTATTGAACGCAGAGTTCTCCGAGTTTACCGGTATCGTCGGAAAACCCGGACTCAAAGATAAGCTCTTCTAGCTCTTGGCGTTCACGAGGGTTGAGCATTTGTTTGCCCAACCCTATGAAGATTACTTCACAGATCGCCTCAAAGTCCAGTTTAGCAACTCGATCAACAGCGAGGTTCAGTCCACCAAACTTGCGAGATATAGTTTTAGCTGCGTACACAGATGGTTTCAGCGTGTATTCTATACCACCAAGTCTAATGTAGACGTTACCACGTCCGAGTTGAGGTTTGTCTGACATTGTTGCTATTCCTTCTAATTACAGGTTACTGGATGTAGGCGAACTATATTACGGTGTCGGATCAACTGCAACGATATTCGAGTTAATCGCGAGAGTGGCGTTCAATCGAACAACGTTGTTAGCACCGTCTAACTGCTCAGCAGCCGACATTACCTTGGCAATGAAGAACCGCTGAGAAGGTGTACCGCCTGGAGGCGCGTCATTGAAGTCAACACGGAATGCATAGTCAAATGGTGTTGCTTCAGCCGCTCGCAAGGCAATCTGACCAGGGTCAGAGCTATCGATACCACATACCAATTCCATGTTACCGGCGTTGCGGGTACCCTTCAACTTTTGGGTGCGCTGTTCACCGATAGCATCGAATGTGATTTCCGCAGAGGTATCACCGAACTGACCGATGGTCTCAACCCATGCAATCTCCGTCCAAGTCATGCCCTGAAAATCGGACTCTGTAAAGTCCGCGCTTTTCGGGGACATGACCTGCCCGATGAAGACTTTCGAGCCTGCCGTTGCGAAGATGCCGCTCATTTAGCTCTCCTTTCTTGCCAATGTGACTTGCACTGTTACTACTTCCGCTACCGTTTGATCATCTTGCGGTAACGAAATAGGGCCGGTGGCTTGGACCAGCACTGTGATCCAACCCGGAACATTTATGCTATAACGCTTGTGATGAAACAAGCTGTGTATGTATCGAGCAATTTGCTGTACTTTACGGAATCTATCATCAGGTTCATTCTGCCCAAAGACTATAATGTCTCGAATAATGACAGGGCGAAAGTCATTCAATCCATCCTGATAATCACTCGCTATGTCTTGAGAGATAACAATAACAATGCGAGGAGAGTCTGCTGGAATAGGACGATGCGTAAAAACAGGATAAGATCCAGCATAAGGTTCCAGCAGCGAGGTTATCTCGCTGCTAGCAATGATAGCATTGCGAATAGGCTCGGAAAGATCTACCAGTGCCATGACTTAATCCCTCACGAGCCTGTAGTATACCATTACGCACTAAAGGTAGTCGAGATGAACTTCCTAGCGAGGAAATTGGCAGCGTGACGTGCCCACTTAGGAGCAATGTCGAGGTTCTCGCCAAACTTACCTACTAGGAACCGCAGCTTGTGATAGACCCACTTCGGCAACGTTCCGGGGTCAACATAGTAGCCTGCTTCGTACACGATGATCTTAAACATCATCCTTTCTCCTTAAGTTGGAGCTTCGATCTCGAAACATTGTAGAGTGATCGAGGCATTTGCCGGATCAATCTCTAAAATCTTTCGGACTTGATGCCATTTACCACGAATAAAAATTTTGTCATCTTGTTGTGGTGTGGTTTTTGGTTTAATCAAGTCCATGATCAACAAGATGCGAACGTCGGTTTGAGGTATGCCATAGAACAGGGCGTATCGTGCATCAAAGGTATCTCGAATGCCCTCAACGCTAAACGTTTGCACTTGACTTGTTACGGGATCTCCGTATTCGTTTACCGTGCTCGCTATTTCCCGACGAAGCGTTCCTTTCAGCAGTTTCCCTTTGAACGCCTTCGCTATTTGCTTTGCGAGTTCCTGCTGCAACAGCGAGGCCATCCATATACTCCTTCCACTTTTGCTGAGCTAGTTCAAGTAACTTTTCCCTAGGTGTTTTAGGCCGTGCGATGTAGCCGTTGTTGCGTAACCAAACGCGTAGACCTTCATCACTAAGAGTATCGAAGTCGGGCTTGATCGGCTCATAGGTCGTTTGTTCAGGAGCTACAACTTCTTCCGAGTAATTAAGTAGCCTTTGCTCGTACATCTGGCGAAGCCGCCGATGATTGACCTTTTGTTTGGGAAATACTTCTCCAATCTTGATCAACTTGCCGTGCAGAATGATGTTGCGAGCGGCAACGAATGTTTTCGTCGGATCGAATAGCTCGCGAGCGAACTTACCCGTTCTGCGATCAATTCGAGTACCCTTCATCGGGCTTCCTAGAGGTATATCTGTCATTGTTGTGCTCGTTTTATGTTGCTATTGCTGGGACTTCACTCACAACTGCTAATTAACACGGCTATTATTTTTACGCTAGCAAGTCTTTTGTATTGTAGACTGCTACCACTTCAGGCAAATTGCCACCATCATTCCGAATTCTTATCTGTAAAAGGAGGTCTAGGCCGTGCGTAGAAATAATTCAATCTGCGATCTAATTCCCATTTTTGGAGTTTGCGTCGCTCGTTTGTGAGCTCTGGAAATGACGGCCCAACCATTTTTACCCCCTGTCGGATTTGGGAGCGGGGTTTGGGGTCATGTTGCTATTGCTTTAGACCCCGCTCACTTGTTTAGCACCTATCTGTGTGTCTATCTATTAGACCACATCGGCGAAGAAGATGCCAAGGTCACTGGCGACCAAGCGCAGATCCCAAGCCATACGGCCCTGGAAGTAATCGCTGTGGGCGCGCTCATCGCGGCCGCGCTCGATTACACCACCGAGCTGGTTCGTGTAGCCGGGGATAAGACCAGTCCAGGAGAACAGAGCGATGGAAGTCGGGCTGTTGATCGTCGGGTTCGGATCAATGTAGCCCAGCCACATCGAATTCTCATCCGCGATGAACTGGAAGTTGTTGGCTGCGCCTTCAGCCGCCGCATTGTAAACGCTGCGAGCCGTAATGACGTTATCGACCTCGAAGAGCGAAGCCAGAATCGCGTCATCAACGACGCCGCGTTGCGTGTACTTGATGCGGTCGCTGAGATCCGGATGTGAGCGGAGCGTGCGCTTAACCGCCGCACCGAGAACCAGCGTGTTCGGCGTGAAGCCGGTGGCACGAGCCATAGCGTCCTTGGCCGCGTCGATCACTGCAATCGGCTCAGATGACGGATCCGTGAACTTTAAGAACTGGGTCGCGCCAGCCGGGGGTGAATCCACACCCTCGTAGTCAACGCTCCAGACGTTCCGACGGAAGAACCGTTGGCACCATACGCGGTCCTGCTTAATCATGTTCTTCTGAGTAAGCAGGATAGCCGCGTTCTCTTCAAGGTTGATCGGGTCATCCGCGTTCTGACGCTGCCGGTCATCGATCACATGCTCCAGCGCATACTCGACGCAGGAGTACGTGCCCTCCTCGACCTTGTAGCCGACCTGCTGCGGACGACCACCGAGCGGACGAGGAACAACATCATCACGCCAGAAGTACCCACGGTCGTAGATGACGTACAAGTCCGTCTGCTTTACGACCGGAATACGGGAGGCTGCACGCTGAGCGATGAAATTGGCTTCATCCTGCACGTACATGACCGAGAAGTTAGTCAGGTACGTGTCAACGTGCAGCGAGCCTTGGATATTGGTAGCCGAGGGGCTATTTTTCCGCAGTTCATCAGCGGTACCAAAGATATCCGGACCGCCTGCTTTCAAGAGTTCCATCTTTAACTCTCCTTGTTACAAATTAAGGGGCTATAGGCTGTTGTTTCCGCTATTATTGCTTCTTATTTCAGCAGCACCGGAATAACTTCACCGCTCGCACCACCGGCGAGAGCGATACCCACACCAACGCCAGAGGTCTTGGCAACAGCCGTGCCGTTAGCGCCGACTTCCACTTCCTGACCAGCGTTAATCGAGCCACCAGCAACAACCTTGGCAACGCCACCGAGCTGGATCGTGACCGGCCCATAAGGAGCGCTACCAGAGAGGTTAACCTCATAGATCGTGCCGACCGCAGCAGCACCACTGCTGGGCAGCACCGCTTCGCCATTGGCATTGATCGTCACGAACTTGTTGAGGTGAGTGCGAAGATCCGCTCCTGCCTCAGCAGTCCAGGTAAGACCTTCGACCAGCTTATAAAGAGCCATGTACCTTTCTCCTTGAAATTAGCCCGCCCTTAGACGGGCTTTCCTCAACCAAACAACGTTAGGCTAGGGCGCAACCCTTAGTGAACCGCGCCGTTAGAAGCCCCGCTCCACCGCTTGTAGATTTCGGGGTACTCCTTGCGAGCCTTACGCATGGCCTCAGTCCGCGAGCAATTATCGCGCTTACGGATTTCAGCGACCTTCTGCATGAACTCGTTATCGCCAGCGGCCTTGCTAAGTAAGCCCTCGCCAGAGTGAACACCCGTCGTGCCGAGCCGCTGGATAGCAAGCGTGGCCACGCTGTTTGCCTGCTTAGCAAACTTGAGCATGACTTCTTGCTGCTCCTGAGGAAGAGCACGGATCGACTTGAGCAAGGCGACCTTCTCATCCTCGGTACCCGGCAGGTTAGCGAGCTCTTCACGAGCTTGCTTGGCAATCTCAGCATTTTCACGAGCCTCACGCTCAGCCTGAAGCTGCTTCTTGAGCTCTTCTTGCTGAGCAGCCTGAGCCTTCATGAAGCTCCAGATTGCCGGATCAACTTGAGACTTGGAGAAAGTTTGACCTCCGAACTCGATGGTCTCATCCTCCTCAAGGGCCTTCTTAATGACCTTCACGCGCTCCACCTTGTTCATCTTGAGGAAGTTATCCTGCTCCTTCTCCGGCAGCCGATCGAAGAATTCCTTCTCATCAGCCGTCAAAGCAGCAACCTTTTCGAGCCGCGCCGCCTTAGCCTCGGCAGCCTCACGAGCCTTCTCGGCATCGTTCAGCTTCTTTTCCAGGGCCTCGAGACGCTTCTCGATAGGCTCATTTGATTTTGCCATTTTCTTGGCTCCCTTACTAAGTTTAACTGACTTCGTGAGGACCTTATCAAGGACCTCTTCAACTTCTGGCATTACACTCTTAATTGCTGCCAGAAAAGTTTCGACACTGTTGCGAAGCATCGTGTGCTTCGTGGCCGTGTCAATCTCAGTATCTGCTACAATGGAACGGATGGACTGGTCAAGGGCAGAAATGACTGGCCAAGCCTTGTCGAGCATTTCGTAGTGTTCGTCTTGTTGACGAAAGATCTCAAAAACCTCGGCAAAGGTCTTGGCTCCCGCAGAGGTATCGATATACCCCTTCAGGATTTTGTCTACCATATCAGCTTCGTCTTCGTCCTCCTCCTTTTCCGTATCATCCTCACTATCCATGTCGGCATCGTCCTCAGCCTTGCTAGCACGAGCCTTCATCTCGTCTTCATTTTCCTCATCCTCGCTGTTAGCGTTAGGATCAGGCTCATTGTTATCTTCATCGTCAGAGCCTTCAGCTCCATCCATGGGCGGTTGCTCATCGTCCTCCTGCTTATCATTGTTTGGTGGCGGGTTCTGGTCGTCATTAAGTGCAGACGGCATTTCACCAGCTTTGCTTGGGAAAGCTTTCATCCAAGCTTCACGTAGCTTGTCGAGAATGCTATCAAGCGCATCATCGGGAATAGCGTAGCGCTGGCCCTCGAAAGCCTTAATGACTGACATGACGCGAGCAGGCGTCGGTTTACCGCCGGGGCGATCAGTTAACCGCCACTTCCAGGTTGTTGGATCAGTTTCATCTTCGACATAGGCAAAATCTTTCGCAAAGAAATTTTTACCCCCGATACTTTTCGTAACCTGTCGTTTAAGTAGGGTCATCCTAGCTGGCTCCTGAGCGGGTTGATCTACAAGAGAAATTTCGTCCAGCTTAAACCGGCGCATGATCCGGCGCTTGGGCTTTGACATTATTCTACCTCTTCATCAACTAGGCGAAGACCGCCGATTGAAAAGCCCTGAAGCTCACCATTCTCGGCAGCTTCAATCAATTTCTTGCTTGTGGGCTTGACTGCAACCATCAGGCCCGTGACTTGGGTTCGGATCCCCATAGCTTTGGCTACTTCCTCTGTCAAGGGCCATGCAAAAACAACGTCACCTTTTGGCTCACCCTTATGCATGAGTTTTAAGGTGCGCTTTTTCTCCATAAACTCAGTTGCGGCCTCAAGCATAGCATCTTCAGGAATATGGTCACCCTGAAGGTCAAAGTACTCTTCGCCACCAATCTTACTAATAATGGCCCATCCGAAAATAAGCCCAAGCTTCTTATTAACTTTGATGAAATTGAATTTCCGTTTTTCCGGCTCGCGCTTCTCAACTTTTGGAGATACCGAAATAACGGTAGCACCGTTAGCGGTTGCTTCACTTAAGCGCTTAATGATTTCTTGCACTTGGTCAGCCGTGTAGAACGCTTTTTGATCGAGCGACACAACGATTGTATTGCATTGCTTTTCCACGTGGTTCGCCTCCCAGTTCTCATCCAATTCTTCAAGAATTTCAGGGTCAAGCTCAATGGAACAAGTCCAAGGTTGTTCTTCGGCGTTTTCGACGTCTCGTCGGATATAAAGCGTGGCGAATTTCCGCTTGTGTACTTTCTTAGCTACCCACTTACCACCGTTTTCTGGTTTCTCGTAGTGTTCGCTAACGGTAGCCCAAGCTTGGCGGAAAGCAGATTCTTCACTGTCACCACGTGCAAGCGCGGCATTGACCACGCGGCGGAAGAGTGTTTGAGCGGCGTCGGGTAGGGTATTGCGGACATTAGCGGGCAGGTCCGCGTTGCGTGCATATGGCATTTGCGCCCTTGATCCAGGTTCTCACGAGAAACTAGATCGAGGACTATAACTGCAAATCCCGCCTTTTGCAACCCTATATAGGGTTGCAAAAGTAGATATACTTACTATTTAAGCCCAAGTGTCTTTGCCTTCGATGGCCTCAACAGGTTTATCTGGTTGGTTCTGGTATTTTCCTCTGTACGGCATTTCTGTGGGTTCATACAGAAGCTCAAACTTGAGCTGGCAGATAGCTACCCCGGCTGGAATTTCGATAGTACTCGTGCCCTCGTTACTCAACTCAAGGGTAGGATAACCGCAGAAACCAGGATCAAAGTGTGTGTTTTGAACAGCTAGGCCACGACGCGCCCAACTCGATTTATCCATGACCATAGCGCATACATCGTCAGGCATGTTGACCTTCTCAATGCTGCTGACTAGAGCAAAGCCGCAATGATAATGGCTAAAGAAAGGTCTACAGTTGAACCAGCTATAGATTTTATCGAGTAGCTTTAAGAATTTCCAAAGTCTATACTTGCGATGTGGTAGCAGAACGATGTGCTGTTTAATTCGCAAGTCATAGCTGCACGGCCCGATACCATAGGTTTTGCCTTGATAGACGGTACGTTCCGCAAAAGGCTCGACCATATTCTTTTCTTGACAGTACTTACGAATAAGCTGAGCGGGCAGCACGCTACCACGTCTGATTATTCGCCTCGGCTTATTAGATGGGGTACGACGCTTTTTCGGCTTTTCAGTTGGAGTGCATACAGATTCAGCCATTGCTTACTCCTGGAATGCGTAAACAACACTACAACGACAATTAACTATTTCCTCAGGCGGTGCACCTTGACTTGTATCGCCGGGGTGCATGAGGCGAGCACCACTAGGACTAACAAAAGGTTCATCCATAGCGACTGTCTGTCCATCCATGGTACGATGTGATGGGCGTTCACGACCATCAATCGTGGTTTGCCATGTTTTCCTGATTTTCTGTGTATCAAATCCAGCAAGGTTAGCAATTTGACGAACAGCATCGCGACGCGCTTGCTGCGTCATCTTCAAGCTTTCAGTTTGAGCAATCACTTGTGCTCGATGCCGTTTGAGATTTCGTGCATAGGTGTCAACCATACGGTCGATCTGCTTAGCTGTTAAAGGATTTGACTCCTCAACTGCACTGAGCACGCGTTCGTCAAAGCGTCGATCTCGCAGTTCGCGACTTAAAGCTGAACGGTCGCTATTCTCGAGTGCGTAGCGGTAATTCTCAACCATGCGAGCTTGTTCGGGTGTCAAGCCAATAACCGCAGCAACAGAACGAGCGAGCTGCTGCACCGTTCGGCCACGTTGCATGCCGCTAACCAATATCTGTCTAATTGCCGCTTGTTGCTGGCGACTGAGGTTACGGATGAAATTTTGACGAGTTGCACGTAGATAGCTGCTAACTCGCTCGTCCGTTATATCAAACTCAGCCTTTACGATTTTTACTAGTCTATTTACCCAGATACTCGCCTCAGCCCGAGCAACATTGATGAATGCATCGGCTAGCACATTGGCGAGCTGTTCTATGTGATTATTGACGAGTGCGCTGATCTCATTCCAAGGTGATTTACCCGAGGTCAGTATCGCCTCGTATTGCTTAATTATTTCTTCGTTAGAGAAATGAGCTGTGAAGCGTAGGAACTCACGCTGTATCAACCGTTCTTGATCCAGACGTAGCCCTTCGACGCGATCATACTCCTTGGTCAGGTTCTTTATGACAATATGCATCAGGTGCTTCCATTGCTTCGGGGTGTTCCTGACTGTACATACGCAAGTGATAAATCACAGAAGAGTGGTCCCGGTTGATACACTTGCCAATCAGTGTGGTCGAGTAGTTGTGTTCATACCGTAGACGAGCGCAAATTTCACGAGTAGCGGCGACTAAATCTTTTATTCCCCGGCGTCGGCTGAGCTTAGCAGAGAAAAATTCATCAGGAGTAATATCGTACTTTAGTAGAGTTTCTTTGATAACCCTATATGCTGCTGGTCTCCGCGCTTGTGGGGGTATCAGTTGATTTTCCTTCATAAAGCCACTCCAAAGTAGGCTCACCTAAAAGATCTTTAGTAAAACCTGACATTGACTTTACGCGGCCCAATAATTTTGTCTTGTTATCGTACCATTGTCTCAGATAAGCTATACCATCCTTCCAGGGCTTGCCGTGTTTACGATTATGGAAGTGTGGCATGGTAGGGTCCATAGGTACACCAGCGAGTACCACTTTATCGGAGACTTCTAACCCTACTAGTGCTCCGAGATAACCGCTGCTACCACCAGTAGTCCGAATATATTTCACTGGTAGCGATATCTTTGTATGGTGAAAGAACTGATAAGTCCAAACACACTTAGGATCCTCGTACCCGAGTGCACGCCGCTTGGCTAGTTCACGCGGTATACGTTCTATATGGTAGGTCGCAACGTGATCGACTTTTGGATACTCGACCCAAATATCTTTCACGGCGATGATTATATCAGGTTCACCCAAGAGAGCTTTCGCTCTCTTGAGATCATCGTATACGCAAGCAGCGCCACCGAGTACGAGGCTCCAACTCATCTTAGTCACCTAGCCAAGCATACACCCGTTAGCAGTGCAAGCCAATTCTTGCGTAGCACGGGTTGTATCTTCTTTCTCGTAGTTACCTAGCTTTTCCCAATCCAGATGTTTTGGCATGCGGGCTTCGAGCTTGCGGCATTCTTCCTCAGTTATGGCTTCATACGGTGGCTGCTGATAAACCATACCGGTCTTCGGGATGAAGCTGAGCCCGCTGATTTGATCGAAGTGCTTATAGACCCAGCCACCGACTTCGGGCCATTCCTCTTCAGCAACTTCGATTGTGCAGCTAACACTATGCTCAGCCCAATAGTCGTTAACAGCCTTCCACTGTTCTAACTGATCGATGGCTGAGCGATCTTTGGTCGTTGGTGTATCATCTCCACGTGGTGAGCGGATCGGGAACAGGAATACCGTTTGCAAGTCAGGCTTACTTGCATGCTTTTCAAACGGTATACCCTCATCTTTGAGGAACTGACACATCGGATCATGATTATCCATCGTGATACGACGGATATAGTACGGCGCGTAACGGCTATGAACACCACTAGCGCTATTGACTAGCTGAGAAACGGTACCGCTAGGCTTGACGCAGGTAGTAGCAGCCGCCACTGAGATGTCGAGCTTTTCAGCCCATTTCTCATTGATGCGACGCACGGTATTATGCATGTCTTGGAATGCCCGAATGAACTCAGGTGAGTATCGAGCACTTAGGATAGGCGAATCCATAATACCAGTGACACTGACACCAAGCAACCGCTCTTCTTCACAGTTTGCCTGCCATTCAGGACCAACAAAGTTGAAGTTCGTTAGCGTGGCTTGCCATGTACCGATTACAGAAGCTAGCGCTGCCTTATGGACGAGACTCTCGACTGTATCGTGAGGTCGCGCTACGATCTCACTTAGATTGCAGGTTTGACATGAACGTAAGATAATCTCAGCGCACGGGTTAACGCCAAAGTCAATCGGATCCTCAGGCTCGAGATTAAAGTCATCCCAAAAAGTTCGACGGCCAATCCGGGCTGACTTGTTAATGAGTGCTTGCCGATTGACGATACCACGTTCACCTGACTTGCTATCATAGAGAGCAAGCCATTCTGCCATGAATGCGCCGACAGTCGGTTTCTCAGTATAGGCTGCTGAGTTGTTAGCCAATTCACGCCAGCGTGCTGTATTGTACCAGCCACCCATCTTCGCGTGGCGCATGCGCATATCGCTAGGATTGCTCAAGCTGATAAGAGCTGACCGGCGCACACCGCCCATGACCACTACATCACCAATCTTACAAACGATGTCGTGGCATTCGAGTGAGTTTAAGCGTCGGCCTTGTGCGTTCTTGAAGATATCGATTGTGAACTTGAAGAGTTCAACGAGTGGGGCTGGACCACTAGCATAACCGCCCATTGTTTTAAGGCGAGCACCGGCGGGGCGTACCTTATCGACATTCCATTGCGGAATAACACCATCATAGAGGCGATGGATAAGCTTGTCGTATGCCTCAGCCCATCCTAAACGGCTATCCTCGACAACGATAACCTCATCTGAAGGCTTGAGCTTGCGAGGGATCATAGGCAAGCGTCCGGTGAATTGACGCTCGACGCTGAAGCCCACACCGCAACCGCACATGAGAATGTACATGATTTCCGCGAATGCGCGGATATCTGTAATGGCGCGGTAGGTGCAGTTGAAACCGCACATATTTTCGAGTTCAAGCGCCTTGCCTGCCGTCATCAAACAACGCATTGACGGCATAACTTCGAGATAGTAGATTCCGTTGAAGACTTTGCCGAGGATGGTGTTGGGGTCGTCGATGGTGCCAGTGTCGTAATCGTACTTTTCTTTTAGGTGTTTCTTCATAAAGTTGCAGAAGCGAGCGACCGTTTCATACCAAGTTTCACGTCTGCCTGCTTCTTCATTCCACCGTGCATAGCGGGACTTATGAATGACCTGCTGATACACAGTAGGTAGAGCTTCAATTACTTGTTGCTTTTGTGGGAACACCAGTGTATTCATCTGATACCCTATATGCTTGGGTTGAAACGACGCCTCACAGAGAACAAGTACAGTTAGTCATTCAGCTTACATAGCTGGCTACCTCCTTTGAAAAGGTGAAAAAGAACTGGCGTGGCTTTTGTCGCGCCAGTCGCTTTGCGCGTAACCAGTGAGCTTAGCAACTACCTATAGGTCTTGGCAAATATTCCCACTACACGATTTAGTGAGGCAAAGCTTATTCGCACTTTGCGAGCCATTCGCGCCACTCATCAGCATAGGGAACATTTTCGTACCCCGGCATGCAAGGTGCGCCATCGGTAAAGTGTACAATCGTAGGATCTACATCATTAGGTGAGTGCCCGACCAGCCAATTGTACTCAATTGGCAAGGCACCGATGTCCTCGTCCTTGAGCCAACAGAAGCGATGTAAGTCGCGTCCTGGCACGGTATTGACCAACTCAACCGTCAAGTCGTGAATGTTCGATGGATGATTGGGATTTAACAACATGACAGACGACCAGTTCTTACGGGCGTACACCGTTTGAATCTGATTATCCATCTTGACACTGTAATCTGGCTTGTGCTGGTGCTGCACACAAAGCACAGCCTTATCAAGATTCTTATTAGCAAGTTCAAACAACGGGGCGAGTGGCTTGCGTACAAGCATGTCGCAATCCATGAACATTACCCAGGTTGGACCATTAACGCCCCACTTGTAGCCGTGTTTCTTCATTTCCATTTCGGCTACTTCGATGGATAGGAATCTCGAAATAGCAAACTCAGTGCTCATAGGTGCTTCAGAGATAACATCCCAAAGCCTACCATCACGGCTTTCGGTGCGTCGAGTATACAGCCCACGTGTGTGCAATTCTTTAAGATATACCCCTGTAACTAGGGTACCTTCAGGTGCGTAGTGAGTTGCGCTGGCAATGGCAACTCGATAAGCCTCTTCCTCACGAGGCTCGTATCCGATACAGATAACCTGTTTGACTTGCATATTTACCTCCAAGCTAGAAAATAGTCACCTGTGATTTCCCATTTGATGTTCATGCCCCATTTACAAGCTAGATCAACTGCTGCCATTCGCTTGTAACCATAGCGCTCAGCGTTGCCGGGCTTCTGTTCGATGAGCAGGTACGGTTTCTGAGTTCTAATGGTTCGCTCAGCTCCACGGAGAACTTCGATTTCGTAACCTTCTACATCTATTTTGATGAACGATACCTCATCAACAAAAGCGCTGTCCAGGGTATGCATCTGCACTTCAATCTCGGTATCACCTAGGCCGTGTTCGGTAGCGTTTACTGCATTGTCTTGATTTTTGACAATGTGACAATTGCCGCTGTTACCTTCTGTCACTTTAAGTTTGACTTGGCCGCTTTCGTTGCCGAGCGCAAACTGGTATAATGACACGTTGCCTTCTGGCCAGAGACTACCATCAAGATTCTTACAGAAACACGCGATTAGTTCTGGATGGGGTTCAAAGGCGGCAACTCGATCAAAATTCTTCCGCAAAATCATTGACCACAAGCCAACGTGTGCACCGATGTCGAGTGCCGTTTTCCGCTGGTGCTTGGGTATCAACGCTAAGGCACGTTGAATTTTCTTGAGCTGATAGGTGCCTTTATTATCGATGCGCTCACTTTGAGCTAGTGCTTCTGTGAAGTGCTTATCCCAATCCGGCAGCCAAATGCCAGCAACTTGTTTCATGATTAGTTCCTAGTCTTCGTAGTAGGCGTGCTTGTGACTTGTTGCAGCGACTAATAACGAGCTACCATTGGTAAAGTGTACTCGATACCAGTTGGATCTATTGGTGCGCTCAACTTTGGTTATCTTCAGTAGAGGTTTGCGTTTCCAAAAGTGTAGCGAGTTTTTGAGCTTTTCGAGTTGCCCTCGCTTTTTCGAGATTATCTCTATAAGCCTTTTCACGCCGAGCATCTTCTTTTGTCCTAGCTTTTGAATGGATAGGGCGACGTAGGGGGTGATCCGGCGAGCCTAGTGTGTTTTTACGGTTACCTTTCCAATGATCCATATAGTGACCAAGCTCACTGTAATTGAATGGATGTACCTCGCTACCGTTAGGAATTTTGTAGCAAGCTAAATCGTGTTTTGCACGTAACCAGTCAAAAACGAAACTGTCATGCCATTCTCTTAGATGAAATACTAGGCCACTAGTGTAAACATCCGCAAATGCCGTGATGAACTCGCGTGTTTTCGGAGTGTTCAGATTGTAACCAACAAAGCCACACTCGCTATACCAGCGTTGCCTACTTAGAAATGAAATGTTACAGGAGTCAGGACACATTTTATGAAGAAACTCAATCGGTATCGGCTTGAAAGTATCCACGTCAGCGTCGAGCCATATGAGTTTTCCAACTGGTACGAATGACGCGGCTAGTTCGATAGCATAGACTTTTTTACTGAATTTCCAAGCGTCATGTGAGTATCTATAGATGTTTGAGCGAATGCGGCCTCTGGCTTGGGCGTTGAACTTGTTTTTCTCGTAGAATTTAACTGCGTTTGGATTTGAAGTTAGAGAGCAGGTAACTAGGCGATCTTTTGGTAACAAAGGTAGATTATTAAGAGGTAAGCTATCCTCACTAATGAGGTACACTGTTACTTCATCTGGCCAATACCGAAGTAAATTAGCAATACAGTATTGACCATACTCTTCCCAACCAGCAAGCGAACAAGAAGTAACAACCGTTATATCTGTTCTACGAATGACCATGACTAATCCTCATCATCATTTTGTTGTCGCTTGTGGTAGTTGTGGGGATTGAAACCTAGCCTATGGTTCCACAGTGGACAATTGATAATTGCACACTGCCGAACAGCTTGAGGTGAACCAGCACATTCAAGACAGAGTTCGCGAAGCCGCTTCAGGCCACTATCACGCTTAGCGAGAAACGGCTTGCGAAGATCAAGCATATATACACGGATACGATTGGTAGCCGAGCGCGGCGGGTGACCGGCATCGGTCAAGGTTTGGGGATCAATATCTTTGGGGTTTAGACCAACCCGTTTCTTACCGTACAGTGGATCTTTAATGATTTTAGTCAGGTAGGGTAGCCAATCCTTATTCTCGAATTCGAGTTTGCCGGTTTCGGGATTGTAAACGTACTTTCCGCTTACGGCCTTGCAAGGCCGTGGGCGGGTTAGCCTCTTCCTCAATCGCTTTCGTTCCATAATCGGCCCTCATTCGCAACCATTGACGCATTTGTGCTAATGCATCGGCTGGTGACTTATACATACGCTTAGTACGCTTACAGAAGTTGATGGCCGCTAATTCTCTCATTGTAACAAGTTTCGCACCATACTTAATGGCTAGCATGGCTTTAGCCTTACAGATGTCGAAATGATCGCCTTGATACCAGCGATGGCTGACACCAATCCTGTCAGCCATCTTAAACAACTCATCCTCAGTATCTGCGATCATGTGCGACATTCGCATGCGCCCGTATCGCCCTAAAGCTCGCAGGTACATGTTATCTACATAAACTGCACACATGACTTACTCTACAAGCTCAGTAACGATACGTGAACCATTGGCATCCTTGACCACCGTGATTGAATCTTCAAAGGCTGAAGATTCAATCGCCATGTGATCTATGAGAAATATGCGCCGTCCAAGCTCTTTAGCCCGAGTAGCTAGCAGCTCACAGAAATCCTCTACCCCTGCTTCACTCATGTGCTTGGTAGGCTCATCAAATATCTCAAGGTCGATGTTCACCCCTGCATAATTCAATAAAACTTCTGAAAGTGCAAGGGAGCCCGCAAGGCGAAGCCGCTGGCCCTCGCCACCAGACCATGCTTCCCACTTCACCGGTTTTGAGTTGTTCGGTGACAGGATGGTGATGATAAGACCAGTTTGCAGAGTACCCGATTTGGTTTCTCGCTCGATGTCGTACTTGACTTCCCAATCACTCAAGCCAAGTTCAGACAGTATCGCATTCGTGGTTAGTTCCAATTCCTGTAGCACATCATCGATGATAAACAAGCGTACATCTTTGAAGCCTTTGATCCAGTACTTGTTGCGCTCGATACGTCGCTTGTTCTTGTTTATCAGTTCCTTGGTTTCAGCCAGAGCTTGTTCAGTTTCAGCGGCTAATGTTTTGAGTTTGCGTAGTTGTTCTATGTAAGGATTGGTCTCACTCCTACGATCTTTAATCTGATCAGTAAGACTGTTTCGCTGAGCCTCAATCTCACTGAGTCGTCGCTTGAGCTGGTTAATCTCGCGTGAATAACCATCAACTTCACTTTGATGGGTAGAGATGCTCACCCGAACTTGCACAATTTTCTCACGGAGAGCAGCCAAGTCTTTTTCAAGCCCATCAGTATTTATTTGAGCCACTTCATTTTCTAAGTCCTTTATCTTTGCTTGTAGTTTCTTTTTATGCTTATCAAGCTCGGTACCTTTGATCGATTGGCCGCACATTGGGCACTCGTCAGCCTCGCCAAGCTCTTTGAGTTCATCGGTCAGATCAGTAATTTGACGCTGCAAAGCTCGGCGTTGTTCTACGAGCTTGACACGTTCATTTTCTATCTTATGGCTGCGCTCGATAAGAATTTGCAAGTTAGCCTGTACACTACCGAGCTTTTCTGCGGCATGCTTGGCCATTGACACGGCTGAGCGCAATTTCTTTTCTACTTTTTGTTGTTCATCCTTTAGTGTAATACGCTGCTCACGTAAGCGCTCAATGCGTTCGGCCTTTTCGGCTTTCCATTGCTTGCTTGCTCTCACTGTATCAGTGATCATGCGCTTGAGTTCTGTTAGTTTAGACTCATAGCTATGAGCTTCAGCTTCAAGTTTGGTACTTTTATTCTCGAGTTGTCGAACACGCTCTGCTGCTTTTTGTGAGCGCACTTCCCACTTATACAGATCAAGCACTTCGCTCAGTAGTGCTAGCTTATCCTTGTTGGGTAAATCAAAGAATAGTGGTTCATGCTGCCCATAGATTAGTGTTTGCTTCAACACAGGATAAGTAAGTCGGGTGAGTTTATCGATGTGTTCCTGACTTACTTCGTTACCATCTAGCTCAATGTAGTTTGGCGCGGTGCGCACAAGTTTGTGCTTTTCGCCATCAATAGCGAAGTGCAGGGTAACGGTAGTTTTAGAATTCTTACTGTTTTTAGTATTCCATGGCTTGATGTCAGTTGAGCGCAAGCCACGTGGAGTCCGGCCGGTGAGCACCCAGCATAGTGCGTTAACGAAGAATGTAGATTTACCAGTGCCGTTAGCCTGAAGGCGCGGTTTCACTCGGTTTTCACCCCGAACGAAATACGCGCCCATTTCCAGGCTGCTGAATTTGAACTCTTGTGCTTCAGTAAAGCTGCCGAAGTTCTTAACGCCGAGGCGCAAAAACTCCAAGTTCATAGTATCCCCCGCAATGTTATTGCTTAATCTGAGGGTTCGCTGCTGTTGGTACTCAACGTTAAACTTCTTCCATAATTTTCAAACCAGTTTTCAGGATACTTGCTGATATGCCCTTACGCTTAGCATACGTTTCGAGCAATTCGTGATCAGTGCGTGTGCTCACACTTTTGCGGTTGAGCTTGATGCTGGCGCTTTGCTTGATTGGTTGAATTTCACATACGATACCGCCGTTCTGGTCACACCAGTCACGTAGCTGTTCTTTGATCTCGTTCCATTTTGGATACTCATCGGCCTTCAAATGAACGCGTAGCTTTAGCAAGTCGCCTTCATTAAATTTTTCAACGTAACGGTCTAGACGAGCAGTGTTCTTTACTTCAATAATTCGTTTCTGTGGTCCAGAAGTAGGTTGGGTATCGATACAGAGTCGATTTTGAGATCGCCGTAGCATGCGAATACATGGTGTGAATTTATCTCCGAAGCGGATAGTGTACGGGGCACCGCAATACGTTACCGGTCCAACTTGTTGAGGAACATGGATATCACCGCTAAGCACTGTTGCCTTTTTAGGAAATATCGATGTAGGAATGCCCTGCATACGTTTACCGCTTTCGCTTACGGCACCTTCAAAGGCATTGTGGCAGAAAATGTAACCAGCAAGCGGATCGGTAGTGTACAACGCAAACATACTGTGCTTCCAATCGCGCTCGTAGTTGCGTGTGTGCGGTAAGAATAAGCACTCGCCTAGTTCACCGAGCTTGAGCGGTGTCGGTTTATTAATCCAGAGAACATTCTCCAATAAGCTAACGAATTGGAAAAACGGCGATGTTGGGTCTAAGCAATCGTGATTACCACGTAGAATAATTACCTTACAAATATTTGAGTAAGTGTGCAGGTAGTTAACAACTGCGTTTACGAGTTCTGACCGATGGCGGTCTTTCTCATCGGTCAGATCACCTAAGATAATCAGATACTTTGGCTTGTATTGTTTAAGAAGTTTGGGTAACTGCGAGCGCATGAAGTCATGACGATAACTGTCACGACTGTTATCGTTCAAATGCAGATCCGCAGTTACCAAGGCTGTGTATTGCATTGGACACTCAAGTTTTTACTTCGGTTTTGGGAATAGTTGTTTTGTTACGTGGAACCGGCATAATTGCATGGATACCGTGTAAGGCAAACGACTTTATCTGCCGATCCTCAAGGTCATAAGCTTTGAGTAGCCATTGATCCTTGGGGTGCCATTTGTTCTGCCCAAAGATAATGCCAATAGGACGGATACGGCGGATACGACGATTACCTTTCCAGTTAGTATAGTCGATTAGTACGTCCTCAGGCAATATCTCATTTGTATGGGGCATTGGAGTTGTGGCATTGCTCAAACTTTGCCCTTGATGGTGGAAATTGCGATTGTTGAGGACTACTTCACCGCTGAAAATGCTGTACGGAATCTCACCCGCTCTTGCTAAACGCACTACGGCCTTGTAAACATCACGCAGTTCATTCACTAACTCTACTTTGTTATCATAGAGTTTTGGCGGTTGTTCAGTCATATCTACACAACGCCAGCCGTGACGTTGAATTTTCATCGCGGCTTTGATTACCTCGGAGCACTTTTCGGCTAGGTAAGTCAGTCGTTCGACGGTCGCTGGTCCTAAACCGTTGAAGTGTGGTTTGATTGCGTCAGGATGAGGATAGTTCTTGAATTGTGGTTTTGGGGCGTTGTTATTGGAAGATGGCTTTCGGGTTAGCTCGAATGGCTTCCATAATATCTTGTCCTTCTTTGTGGAATTCGAGAATACGTTCGTCCACACTGTTCGGAACCATGAGATCATAGAGAAAAACCCTCCATTTCTGACCCTGGCGAATTAAGCGATGTTCCAATTGCTCACGATCAATACATGCTACAGGGCTTTCGTAGATGAAGCCGTAGTTAGCGACCTTCTGTAACCCATCAAGTGAGTAAGCGCCGATTTTGTTTTGTAGTATCATGAACCGGCACTCGGGGTCTTCTTGGAACTGCTCTTGTGCCTGACGTGAGTTTTTGGTGCCTGCCCACAACCATACGTGTTTCAGCTTGAGCTCCTTCAAGCGCTTACTAATTTGCTGAGCGCTCCAGGTAAACTCATAAAAGATTATTGCCTTACGATCTTCAGGTAATTCTTCGATCAAGTCCTGAAGTTTATCAAGCTTGGGGTTAACGCTAAACGCGATCTGTGCTCGCTCGCCATTGTCATCATTCTTAAAGCCAAGAAAACCTGACGTGATTTGACGCATACGCAGAAACAGGTTTTTGGTCTCTTGCCAATCGCCCTTGCTGCCTAACAGTGCCTTAGCAGCTTCTTTGTAGTAGGTTTGGCTTTCCTTGCTAAAGCTGACTGGTGCTCGAATGCGGTTTACCGATGGTAAATCGACACACTCTTTCGCAGCATAAGTAATGCTGCGATGCTGCATTATCCTCGTTAGTTCGGGCAGCATTTTCTTCTTGAATTGGAAGTTGTATGAGTATCTAGATTTCGCAAAATGGTTACGCGAACGTGAAAAGAATGCTTGTTGAAAGAAAGTCTTATGACCAAACGTTTCTGCTCGATCAATTATGAGATGTTGATTGTACATAAGCATAGGATCACGCCCGAATGGCCGTCCGGCAAGTGCATAGCGGATAGGTATATTCTTTGACATAAGTAGAGCCATTTTATGTAGTAACGATGTCGAGTGTCCAACCTTCGTGCTCTCATCAAGTACGAGCACACCGGTATCCTCGCACAACTCATCAATCATACTCTTAACTAGTAACAGACCCGTGACCTTGCGATTGCCACGTTTCTTTATCCCCTTAATACTACACATGGCAAGCGTACCCATATATGTAGAAAGTACGATGCCACGGTCGAAATTACGAAGTTGGTTCCACTTTTCTTCGCTTGAGCCTTCCAGTGCAATCATAGGTAAGCCGATATCGTACTCACGATTTTGAGCTTCCCAAGTAGGGAATGCTTTATCACTGAGCACAAACACGAACGCTTTTTTGAAGCGCTCGACCTGCATCCAGTACTTGATAAGCTCTAAGGATAGCAGTGTCTTACCGGTGCCCATGTCAAGCCAGTAGCAGAATTGCGGATAGGCCACACCAAGGTAGAAAGCTACCTTTTGGTGCAGCCTCATTTTAGGATGCAGCTTAGGACGTGGATAAAGGCTGTTGATTAGTTTATCTACATCACGGTGCTCTAACTCTTTCAACCAGCGATGATCATCACGAGGCGCTGTGAGGTAGCGCTTTATTTCTGATTTTAAGATCATAGCTACACTAAGCCACTATCGTCTTCACCTTCAGCTTCGTCATCTTTTCTTTTTTCGCTAATTAACCTCATGTACTGCGGTGTTGCAAGAGCAGAGCGCACCATGTATTGGCCAGTTGGGTAATGCTGCACCAAACATACTACCATACCGACTTCTACGTCACGTGCATGCTGTAGTGTGAGCCGTGCCAAGCCGAACTTCTTTTCATCCTTAGTTTGTGAGTAAATCAGCACATTGTCGGCAGTGAATAGCTTCGACACGTCTTCGGCGACGTTTGCGCTTGTGATTTCCTTTCGTGTGAATGAATCTCGGTTAGTTTGCGTCGGGCAGAATAAGGCAAGGTTGCGTCTAATAGCAAGGCCGCGTAATTGCACGTATATCTCGCCTAGGTCTAGGCGATAGTTTTGGCGGCTCACCCGCATCAGGTCAGGGTAATCGATTATCAGAACATCAGGGTGAAACTCTTCATTCGAGGCTAGATTATCGAGGTAGTTCTCGAGCTGAGTAATGGTAAGCGTACCGGTAGGAAAGTCCGCTACGATCAGTCGGCTCAGCTTTTTCTTCCAAGGCTGGAGTAGCTGCTGTAGCTTTGATTTGATAGTTGGGTCATCAAGCGTCAGCTCGGGTGGATCAAGCTGAATTTGGGTCCAACCTACGGCGCGACCAGCATTATCCTCCTTGAACTCGGCACGTACAAACTTCTTCATCCGAGTGGGTATACTGAACCAGTTCTGGTAGTAGCGTTGGAATACTTGATCCTGGTTCATTTCAAGTGACAAGTGCACAACGCGTGCGCCTTGCATTAAGCAGCTCCGAGCGACATGAATACACGACCAAGATTTACCAGTGTTCTTAGGTCCTAGGTACAAGGTCAAAGTGCCGGGTTTGAGCCGTAAGCCTGCTTTATCGAACTCGGTTATACCTATCGCCCATCCATCATCCACATAATCGAGAAAGCGTAATGACTCCGGTGAGCCAAAACGAATGCTTGGTTTTATCTGAGCAGGCTCATTGCGAAGGGTTTTGTGAAGTACCTTTTCGACTTCCTCAATGTCGAAGTCTTCACTACGTAGAACTATATCGACCGCTTCTTTGACACCAGCTTTCAGCAGTTGCCGTTTAGCAAATTTGATACCCTGCTCAGCAACCCAATCCTTATTGAAGCCTTTCTTGTAAAGGCGAAGTATCTCTCGAGCTTCATGTTGGGCAGTTTTAAGGCGTTCTTCTTGTAAGGGCAGGTTTTCAACTAGGGTGGGTAGGTTTTTCTTTCCAGGCGGTTTACCCTTGTACTTGCTGCGGTACTCAAAGATTGCTTGAGCTAGGTCGCGCCGAACACCGTCAAAGTGTTCAGGCCGTAATTGCATGCCAAGTTTCGCACCATATTTCTTACTAAAGCATAGAAGTGCTAGCAGACACTGTTGCGTGTTACCTTTGAGCCTTTCGCTTGCCACGACGCAACCTCTTATTGCTTACAGATGGCATTTCTCTTCTAATGATTAGCGGTAATAAACCGGCATTGGCATAACCGGGAAATGAGCCATCTACGGCAGTAGGTAGTTTACGGATATTGATGAGTAATTCATAGGGGCCGATACCGAGTTCTTTATAATAAGGGTTGTCCTTCAGATAATTGTAGAGGCTGTTCACGAAAGTGTCAGCTATAAATTGGCGTTCAACTTCTCCCTTAGGCTTTACCTTTTCTTCTATCCAGCGCCTCACGATTTCGTTATCTTGTGGGTACTGTTTTAGTCGCTCGATCTCTCGTTTGATTACTGCCCAAGCATCAGCACGAGTACACAATCCACGCTTAACGCAAAATCGGCGCACGGCATCAGTGAGATAATCGTGCAAGTAATCTTCGGCTTCACGCTTTCGTGTTGGGGTTATGTTTGACTTGCTGAATTGGAGCGTTGCCTGCAAAGCTGTAATAAGTTCTTGTTTTTGCTCGGCAGGCAAACTGATAGCCTTGGCCTTGAGTTCTTCGAACGTCATCGTTTCTGCTCGATGAAATACTTGTCTAGGCCGAAGTGCGCTAGAACTTCTTTAGTTACATCGTCAAGCTTCTTCAAAACTTCCTCACGTAGCTGTTGCTCGCGAGCTTGACGTTCTTTTTCAGCTACATAGAGGTCATGCAGTGTTTGCCAATACGCGGCAACTGCTTTGCCCTTGATGCTTTCGGGGTCGAAATACCCTCGACCGTTACACATAGGGCAGGGACCAACGTTGGATAACTTATGGCCTTCGATGGGATCACGTTGATCAGTGTAGATTTTACCGTTGGTGCACTCAACAGGACAGCGAACAGGAGTAACTGTCATAGCAACCTCCAGAAGTAGGCTGAAATGAATAGTGCGAGCCAAGGCAGAGGGCCACATCCTTGGCTCGCACTTACAATCAGCACCCTAGCGTAGTGCGGGGGAGTCCAGCGGGTGCTGATCAACCATTAACATACCTTAATCAGGCTGATAAGCAAATGGCACTGATAATACCCGCTCAAATAGCCAGATTTCGCAAGCATGCTGGCCATAAACCCTTGCCAGTGCCTCAGTGCGTTTCAAACGGCCTTCTGTGAGTTTACCAGCAATGCCAAACGGGCAAATGAACAGAATGGGCAGCAAGTTTTGCTTAACTATTAGCAAAGGTTGTTTGTTGTAAGAACGCGCTTCCAACTGAACCGTTTTCCAGTATTTCACTAACGGCCCAGTTTGCGTCACGATGAACCGATCAAGCTGGATAGCTTTGACGTGTTTTGTTTCAATGTAGAAGTAATTGGTTAGTGTGTGTCCAGCTTCATCTACAGCACTAATATCGCCAGCCTGACTAGCGAGTATCTTACCCTTGCGCTTGGCAACGGTAGCTCGACCGCCGCTCATGGCTGAGCGCCAAAACACATCTTCGCGCTTGCCGTGTGTTACCCATAAGCTCAACAGGCGACACACTTTCCGTTCATTCGTTGCGCCTTTTTGAGATCCACCACCATGTTTCATTGGTCATTCTCGTTGTCATTACTTTGATCTGTATGGTTGCCGTTACTTTGAACCACGTTTCCTTGTGGATCAATGATAGTCGGCTTCACCTGAATGATTTTACTTTGTATATCCTTTTTGCTACCCACGTCAATCCACACCGGTGGATGCATACGACCAATGAGAGTTAGAATAATTGGAGCACCCTCTTTTAGTTTAAGCAAGTCAGCGTGTGACGGTAGCCAAGCGCTCATCAATTGCACAAGGCCGTGTTGATCAGCTACGGCGCGAATAGGTAAATCGACGCACTCGCCATACTTTTCTTTATCCCAATTAGGCGGAGCAGTCAGCACATTATTGAAGCCCGCGATCTGTACAGGTTTCATGGCATCCTCCTAGTATTTCTTGCGTTCGGGTTCAAAACGGGCTTCGATCTCGTTCCAAGCCGCCTTCACAACCTTACGAACACGCTTGAGTTCTGCTCTATATTCCTTATTGCCTAATTTCTCAACACGGGTGATGTAGCTCTTGGCAGATTCACCATCAAGCAATTCTTTTGATTTCTTTACCGTTTCGAGCCATTCAACGGCTGAGGAGAGTTCATCAATACCGTACCCAAAGCGGACGGTGAACTCGCATTCTCTAAAAGCTGGCCCGATTTTATTCTTCGTACACTTTGCCTTGATGCGAATACCGATAGGCCGCTCAACACCACCGGCAGTCTTCTTAATTGTTTTGAGATGGCTCAGGTAAATAACCTGTGAGGCATAGAAGTCAAGTGCCTTACCGCCGCTGCGCCGATACTTATCCCCAAATGTGATACCGATTTTCTCCCGTACTTGTGAGATAATGAGCAGGTGCATGTTAGCTTCTTTAATTTTACGCACCAAACGACGGAAAAGCTGCCCAAGCTGTTTTTGTTTTTCCATGCCATAGCTGCCCTCATCGATACCACGTGAAAGCTCAGCGCGGCTCGATAAGGCATCAAGGCTATCGATGATGTAGAGACCGGGTACTTTTTCTTTGATACATTGATCGCACTTGGCGTTCAGGTCTTCGTAAATATCTTCAATAGTATCCCAAGGTGTGCCTAGACCTTCCTCACCGAAGTCAACTCGATCAATTGGCAAGCCAAGGCTAGCAGCATAATCTTCATCGAAAGCAGCTTCCGCTTCACGGTAAAAGATATACCCATCAGGATAACGATGAGCAAAGTTAGCAGCAGCTTCAATAGCACAAAGAGTTTTACCGGTGGATTTGTCCCCTACAAGGTTAGACATGCGACCAAGTGGCCAGCCACCTCCTAGCACGCAGTCGAACACGACGCATCCAGTAGGTATGAACTGGATTTTACGCTCAGTTGTGGTGATTGGTTCTTCGGTGGGCACTTCACCCTCACCTATCCTGCGACGACGAGCCATGATGGTACCTCTTTTGAGAAAAGAGCGGGCGGCACCGCAGGGTCCACGGGTTCAGTGCCGCCCGCCTCCCGACCGAGCACAGCGGCCTGGGCTAACCGCGCGCTACAAGGTCGAGACCAGTTACTTCTTACGACGCTTCTTCAAGTCATTGAGGCGAGCTTTGGCGCGGCTAGCAACAGTTTCTTTGCTAAGCTTAGCCTTGCTCTTTGAACGAGGTTCGTCATCCTCGTCTTCATCCTCCTCACTATCTTCGTCGTCTTCATCATCTTCACTATCTTCGTCGTCTTCGTCTTCGTTGCTTTCCTCGTCTTCGTCCTCGTCCTCATCCTCTTCTTCAGTTTCATCCTCGTTGTCTTCGTCCTCATCATCATCTTCATCTTCGTCATCATCGTCACGACGGCGACCTTTTGACGACTTGCGAGAACTACTACGCGGTTCATCGTCTTCTTCGTCCTCGTCCTCGTCCTCCTCATCAGCATCATCGTCGTCCTCCTCGTCGTCGTCGCGCGACTTGGACTTTGACGCGCGACGCTTAGAAGGGAGGTCGTCGTCTTCTTCGTCCTCGTCGTCTACGTCGAGCTCTTCCTCTTCATCATCAGCATCATCAAGTTCTTCATCTTCGTCTTTCAAGCGCTTACGTTTACGCGGTGCTTCGTCTGCGTCATCACTGCGCTTACGGCGACGGCGCGGCGTTTCATCCTCATCATCAACCACATCGTCATCATCTTCATCATCAGATGATTTCTTTGCGATTTTGCCGTGCAGCACCTTTTCGATGTGATCATACTCGTAGAACTGAAGTAAGTCGGGCAGTGGGTTATTCTCGATAATCTCAAGCCACCGCTCTTGTTTACTGTCATTCTTGCTGAGAGGCGTTGGGTCACGGTCGATTTCAACGCCAATATACTTTGAATGAACTTCCTTACCTTCCTTGACAAAGCTAATGTCGTAGCCGTTGTCAGGATCATCGATGAGGATTGGCTTGTTAGATTTCTTATCAACGCTACGCGTATTGATTTCACGGAACAACGTGAGTGGCATGGGCCAAAGTTGCGGGCCAGCTTTCTCGTTGTCGCGATCAATGAGCCACACAAGCGCGCGACGGCTCACACGCAGGTTATCACGCTCCTCTTCATCTTCACTGGTGTCACGAGCTTCACAGATAGGACAAGGTTCGTCCTTCATCTTACGCAGGCACAGATAAGTTGTGTTATCAGCACCGACGCGATAGTGCAGGTCAACAAAGATGTGCCAACCGTCACCGTACTTTTCTTGATCATCCCAAGTTGGCGGGAGAATACGAATATTATTTTCTCCGTCACGTGGCTTGAAAATCTGAAGATCTTCACCGTTCAGCCATCGATCAAACTGATTGGCGAAAGCCTTCGATGCACGAGCAACGCTTTCTACGGTGCGGTTAGCACCACGGTAAACAAAGCCTTTCTTCTTTGACGCCTTATCCTTAACCTTGTCTTTCTTTGCCATTGCTTACTCCTAGCTGCATATGAACTAAGCTTTGCTAGCCTAACATACGGCTGGTTACTTAGACTAGGGGGTTTACTCGCCCTTTAAGGCGCGTCGTTCTTTTAGTGCCTCACTTCTCAGTTTTGATGCTCTCCGTGACTTTGCCTCCATTAGTGTTCGGTGATCCGCTTCAGTCGAGATCACATCGTTGTCCATGCTGAGTTGCTTGACAACGATAGTGACTAGATCTTTAAGGGCATAGCTGCGTTGAGTGTATGAGTTGACCAAGCTCAACCAGAGATCTGCGTAGTACTTGGCTTCAATGTAGCGTAGATTAGCCTCACGATAATCTTCATCTTCACCAATTTGATTGGCGATAGCTGCTTCGGTGATACGGGCGCCGTTCTCGCTCGCTTGCTCACGAATTTGTCGATCCAGAGTAACACGAATCTTATCAACCGCATTCTTACGCAAATCGCGGATAGCGCCCCACTTTATTGCGTACTCAGAAACTTGAGCGAACAACTCGGGTTGTTCTTCAAGTGATTGTTCCAAATCTTCACGGTTGATTTTGACCTTCGTTTTGAAGCTCTCATACTTAGGGGGTAATGAGAGATCTTCGACTGTTGCTTCAAGTGGGTCAATATGCTCACCAATCAGAATATCTGAAACATCAATGACTGGTGATTTCTTTTTCTTAGCAGGTTTATCATCGCTACGCTTGCGACGTTCAAGTTTGCCCATAGCACTACCTCCTTGTTATTGCTTATACATACAGTTTACCGCAAGCGATAACGATGGGCGTGATACCATCTTGCGGGTTACAGGGTGCTGAGAAGGCTTCGAGTATTCTGAGTGCATGACGTAAGGTTTGCCCTTCAGCTTTCAAGGCAACCGTTGTCATGTAAGCTCGCACAATTTGGCGAATGCTTTCTGCATTCTGATCTTTTAAGCCTTCGAGAATTGGTTTCAAGTCACGCCAGCGAGCACCTTTCATTAAAGCACGCGCGAGGTCAATGGCTTGTTTTTCCTCAGCCACCGCCTGCATCATCTCACGGGCTTCATCGACACTTTTGGATCCGGCGCATGCCGCCAGATATGTCAGCGCTTGTCGAGGTGAACCCTGAGCTTCAACCGCGCAAAGGTTGAGGATATCCTTGATATAGGGGCCACGATATTTTTCTAATTTTGCGATACCAGTTAGCCAATCGACTAGTTCCTGTTTAGGTACAGGTCGCAAGGCAAGGTGCAGGCATCGGTTACGAATGGTTACCGGTACCTTGCTAAGTTCCGTTGTACAGAGCATCCAGTAACCCCATTCAGGGGGTTCCTCGATAGCTTTGAGGATCGACTGAACCGCTTGACGTGATAATGCGTGGCATTCGTCAACGATAATTGCCTTAGAGCCTTGGCCAATAGGTGCATAATAGATTGTGCTAGCAATCTCACGCATGGCATCGATGCCAGTGTGAGTTGCTGCGTCAATCTCAATGATATCAGCGTCGGCACAGTTAACGGCTCTAGCCATCAAGCGGGCTAATGTGGTTTTTCCAACGCCACTTGGGCCAGTAAAGAGAAAAGCGTGAATATTCTTTTTCTTTAGAGCTGTTTTCAGTGCCCGCACCGCAGCTTCTTGCCCGATCACATCGTCGAATTTTGTCGGGCGATACTTCGTTATCAGATTGTTTGTCATTCTGCCCTCTTGTACTTGGCGGCAATAGCTTGGACTGTTTGTTCATCCCAGTGTCTTGGGTCAGCAGCAAAGCAAGGCACACCTTCTGTACGGTACATATTGACGATTTCTGGGTGATCATCAAAAGCGAGAATAACCTCATATCCTTCGTCCCATAGCTCATGTAACATATCGCGTTTCACTTCACATCCAGGACGATGGTCGCCTTCCTTGCGCATCATCAGTTTGGCGGGTTTGAGGCATTTCTCTTGCAACCATTGTTCTGTAAGTTCGCGATTGCTTTCAGGCCGAGCAGTGCAAATGATGTTGCTGACACCAAAGAAGTCAAGCGCCCAGAACAAAATACAACCTGATGTGATTGGTGAATCTTTAAGCGTGTGAGCGTGAAATGTTTCCCAATCAGGGTTAGCACGATCTACTACGATGTAGTGCAACCGATGATCACTGTCGGCTAGTACGCCGTCAAGATCCCAGATGATGCAAAATTTGTGAATGCCCTTTTGCAAGGTATCAAGCCTTTCTTCAGCTTTGGCGATGCACTCGCGTAGTGGTACCCATTTGTTATCTGGTGATAGTGTGTATATTTCGGCATAAGATAGTTGATCGAATTCTATCACTGGCATAGTTAACCCCTCCATTCACCGTTTTTATTCTTGTACCTTTCAAACAGTTCTACTTCTGTTGAGCTGTGTAGATGTGCTCGAAAGATTTCGTAGTAACCTGTTTCAGGACTGTATATTGAGATTACCTCTATGTAGGGGTTAATCATTGGCGGGTCATTCATGATGACTAAGGTTCCATCTTTTGTGAGGTAATGTTTTGGACCGTTTGTGATGCTAAACCAAATGCATGTCCAGTAGCGACCTTTCTCAGTTATTATGTGTCCAGTACTTTCAGGGTAAAGGTACACATGCCCAATTGGCTTGGGCATGTGCTTTCTATTGATGAAGGCACCTGTACTGTCATGTAAAATCACTTCTACTAATTTTTCCTTAGGGATCATAGGTACTCGCCTATTTATCATCACTGCTGAACACACCAATTTCTTCCATGTTCAACCAGTCTTCACCAACACTCATCTCAAGAGTGATAGGTACGCATATAAAATCTTTGAACTCGGGCGCAGGTGTTAGCAAAATTTCGAGAGCTTTCTCAGCAACGTAGTCAACTTTGTCCACTGGCACTGCAACCCAAGTCAGATCATCGTGTATCTGAATTTCAGGTTGTAGCAATGGGTCACCGGTCTCGCTTAACCTACACATACCGTCGAGCACAAACTCGCAAGTAAATCCCTGCACTGGTGAGTTGATAACCTTGTTGACGTTCATTGGGCCATAACGGCGACGACCAGTGAAGGTTTCGACATAGCCATTTTCTTCATAGAACTTGATAAGGTTATCCTGCCACGATTTAACCCCCTCAAATTCTTTCCAAAAGGCATCATATAGTGGGCGTAGCACATCTTCCGGTATATGTAGATACTTTGATACCGAGGCAAGCTGTGCACCGAAGAACAATGGAAATGTCCACTGGTTTTTGATGTCGGTGCGAAAATCTTTCATTGCCTTTTTATCTTTGAGCATTGCCTTACCGCCAACACGCTGCGGATAAGCATAAGCAATACGCTCGGCCCATTCCCCGTGAACATCGTAGCGTTCCCATAATGCTTGGCAAAAACGCTTATCTCGAGTGTACATGGCAATTACGCGAGCTTCGATCTGACCATAGTCAATCGAAAGAACTACGTGACCTTTAGGTGGCTTGATGATGCATCTAACTTCTTTACTTTCATCGGACCGCTTAGGGAAATTCTGCATATTCGGCTCTTCACACGACAAACGACCTGTGTCAGTGAAGGTGTGATTGAAGATAGGATGCAACTTACCGTCATCGTAAATCTTGCTTTCATCGGTACCCTTCATCAACGGTAGCACATAAGTCGAAAGCAACTTCTGTGGTTTACGAAGTGCAAGTATCTTATCAGCTAAAGGATGCTCAAGCTGAGTTAGCACCTCTTTGTCGCAGCTAATCTTATTGACCTTGGTTTTACCATCGACACCACCGAGCCACGGCCTCACATTCTTTTTCTTCTTATCATAAACTTCACATTCCTTACGACCAAGCATCGTATAGAAGAGCTTGACGCAATCGGCATTCGAGTTGGGGTTAAAAGTTTGTTTGTATTTGGTCTCAAACTTCTTGACTGTTTTGTCGTTAGCGATGGAATCTTCAAGTTCATGAATACGTGTGGAGTACTTTTCGTAGAGTTTTTCGGCTCGCTTTTGTGAAACTGGTACACCTTTAATTTGTGCAAGCACAATGGCGGGTACACGACGACGTGCAAATTTATACGCCATCGTAAGATTTTCTTTCATTATGATCGAATGTTGACGCTTATACAGAAGTGCGTGGTACTTGGCGTCAAGAGCGTTATATTCAAGCACGATGGGTAAAGGAGTACGAATAAGATTTGATCTATCGACATTGCTCATTGCCTTCAGATTAAGGCCGAAGTGCTGCCGAACTAGAAAGTCTAATGACAGCGGGCTAGGCTCACTACCCTTGTACCGGTGATCTATGATTGAGGCTTGCACTTGAGTGCAATGCCAGTCACCAGCATGAGCTAGTTCCCAACCAAAGTGGTATACAGTCCACTCTTGCTCGAATTGCAAGTTGTGCACCGCTTTAATGGCTTTGGTAGTTTTTAAGAAATCGCGCCAAAGCTCACGAAGCCGTTCTTTGTGCTTACGAGTCCATTCAGCACTAGGATGATCGAACGGAAATGCAAATGCACTTTGACCGTCACTGACTGCGGCTGAAAGTAGCATTGCATTGCTGTTATATGGCCGAAGAGCAGTCGTTTCATAGTCGATGCCAACGACTAGTTGCTGCCCAAAGTGCTTGAGTTTATTCTCAATGATAGTGAGTCCTTTTTCGTCATAGAAGTCGAGTATTTCGACACCCTGCCGTGCATAGTCAGGTGTGTGGATAAATGGCGTACCAAGTTCTTGTAATCTTTTCCAGGCATGTTGAATGTCAAGCCGAAGTATGCGGTGATCTTCATTTAAGAATGATTCTTCGTCACTTGCCGCATCGTCATCATGGAATATACGTACACCCGCATTCTGTACATCATCGGGGTGTATCATAGGAAAGTACCAGCAAACATGGTTGCCAACGCGAACAGCCATGTAGCGGCCACGCCAAGCATAGATACCTGAAATGTCAGCTATCCATTCAAGTGGTAAGTTACCAAATCCAAATATTGCTTTCGGCTTGGTTTCTTCTATGTCAGCAATGATACTGGGGCGACAAGCCTCAATAGCCTCCCATGGCGGTGCTTTGTCTTCACCACCTTCATGACAACGAGTTCTAACAATGTTGTTAAAGCGAATGATATGCTTGTAGTCGAGGCCAATGATATCACGAAAAATTTTCCTTAAAACTTCACCGGACTCACCAGTGAATTGCCTACCTCTAACGTCATCTTCATAGTTAGGCGCACCACCAAGCACATAGATAGTTGGCTCATCTGAGCCAGTAGGTTCCATTCGAGGGTTACGGTTGCGCAGCTTTGCCAAGGGACAAGCATCGCAGCCGAGTTGCCGATAGATACGAATATCATCGGCTTTCATCCGACCACGATGCTTCTTCGGCTTTACTGGTTCTGGAAAGAACGACATTTACCTACCCGCAATGAACCGCCAGAATTTGTTAGGGCCACGGAATGCTGCTGCGTTTTGCAACAGTAGCATTTTATTTGCGTGCGGTAGCACCTGAAGCAAACGCGAACAATTTAGGTTGACTGCCGCCGGTGGATGGTTCTCCAAATCGAGTGCCGCACTGTACCTTGCTTTTCCTCCTTCAGCGGTAACTTTTAATGTGCCGTCACTTACGACTAACCGGACTATATCGTTATCAGCTTTGCAAATTAGCTTGGCCTGATTGAGCACCACCTTTAGTTCTGAAGGTATATCCACCATGAGCTTTGGTTTAAGCTTTCTATCTGGCCAGATTCGTAATATGGCATCTTCAAAATCAACGTTGTTGCTGGTTTGGTGTAGCCTAGTGAATAGACCGGCACCATCTTCGTTAGTAGCAACGATATAGTTCTTATCGAATGCAATAGTACCTTCCTTGAAAACATCAGCTAGTCTAAGTAATGTCCGCACGAACTCAAGTGGAACAAGGTACCTGCCGGGGTTAGCTTTCACTTCCCACGACTTAAAGACTGTGCGATTGATAGTTTGCCGGTCGCTAGTGTAGATAAATGCCTGAGGAAGAGCATGCGACGCCTCGCCAGCTTTAAGATCAATGACAAGGCTAGCAAATTCTGGCATCGTTTCTGATTTCAGCGTGCTAAGCTGTAGCATGGCAGGCAAACTGATTTCTTCAAGAAAACAGCCGGCATCACCTTCGATAAGATGATCCTCATTTAAGTCTGGTATTTCTGAGACCGTATGCACCACATCAGTTTCTTCGAGCACAGGCATCTTAATGTGTAATCGATCCTCGTCAGTGACGAGTAGCTGCCCATCATCTGTTGTGATGAGTTCGATTTTTTCAGTTTCAGTCTTATCGAGTAGCTGTGCTAGTAGTTTGCCATCAACTCCACCAATCGACGGTATTGGGCAAGGTACTTGGATAACCAAGCCTGAAGCATTGAATCCAAGCACATAGTCCTCAAACAGCCAAACCTTTGAGAAAACCTCAATGGAATGGCCGGGGTCAACAACAAGACTGGCGGCATTAAGAGCCGCCAGCAGTTCTTCGCGATCAACTTTCATAGTACCGCTAAGTCTGTATCTATCGTTACATAACAGGGCGCGTGACGAACATAGGTAGGTTCTAGTTTTTGAAATTCCTCACGTGTGAAACCTGGAGGTATCGGCATAGCTTTAATCGCATCTGCTAAAGTTGGCGCGACTGCGATGTGATGTACTTTTCGCGTGCCTCGCATATGCCGGTACTCGATAACCCAAACGAATAACATCATTTGGCTCTCTCCGCGTGTTTGTTGCTATCCTCAAGGGGCACTGGTTTAGGAGTGTCAGGCGGTGTTGTTCCCCTGAGTTGTTCGGCCATTTCACCACTAGGTCCAGTCGGCGAGCTATGAGATTCACTGATAATAAGTGAGTTCAACATACCTCGTGCCGTGTGCAGCTCGTCAGTGGTCATCCAAGTTGCGATGCGCTTGCAGATAGCAGCTTCAAACTCACCAAGTTGGTTTTCTCTGATGAATTTGCGGGTTTCACAGAGGATAAATTCCAAATTCGGGCGAATGATTTGAAGCCGCACGATAACAAGCGGCGCGACTTCAATGAGTTTATCCATGTAGTGCCCTGCCTTTTGAAGGTCTTTAAGACCGTCCTTTTTCTGCCAGCGTGTGATATACTTGGTTGCTGCGGAACCAAGGTAATCCAAGCCAACATTGATAGCCCAATCCCAATGTTGGTATTGTGACTTATAATGGTCGCCCCCAATTTGGACTTCGTTAGCCTTGTGCTGCGGGATACTAAACATTGCTTGCCTCTACCTTGTTAGCCTGCTCAGGATTGCGCTTATAGAACCATTGAGCTGCGGCATGCCACCAATCGCTATTTGTTGGGAGATGTCGCAGTTCCTCGTAAGCCTTAGCTTTTCTACCCTCTTTCCAATGATGGTAAGCGTAGAACATTGGGACGGCTATATGCACAAAGAAGTTATTGTGGTAGCCATCAAGGGGCGGGGCGTCAGGGTCACTGAAAAAGTGCCGTAAATCCTCATCAAAGTACTCTGGTTGGGTCACAATTTGCGTAGGTGTAACCTTGAAGCGCACCGACTTACCACCTTTGTACGGGTCAGGAATATGTTTCTGCTTGAGTACTTCTGGATCAGGTATTTTCTTATTAAGCACCTCCAAATAAGCGTGGAAGTTATTGCTTATCTGATAATAAGTACCAATCTGTACATTAAGGCGAGCAGCTAGGTACTCTTGAAGCACTGAAAAGTGTACAGCGTTCGCTCCATAAGCCCCCCAGATAGCATCGTTTGACCGGCATACGACGGTTATATCCAGCGCATTGTTCACGATACGTGGCAGTACACAAAGATTGCAAGGCACGTCGCGTTTGTTTGCACCGAGGTCGATTTCAGGATCCCACATCTGCAATACAATGCGCCGGTCACGAGGGTTCTTGCGCAGCAAGTACACGATGCGGTCGAGCTGATCTAGCTCAAAGCCGTGCTCGTAAGTATCTTCAGTACCGTCAAGCATGAAATGTGTGCGCCACCGGTAGCCGTAAGCGCCGTGTTGATGCCCGCTCTCCTCAGCAAAACGCGATGAAAAATCCTTAACGAACTTGTCCAGCCAAGTTGCGTCATTGCGACCGGCCAACATCCACAGTGATTCCATCAAATGAAAGAAGGGGTTCGCATCACGCTTTGCGTCAAACAGGATACGCTCATAGGGTCGTTGATACACAGTCGTTACCGGAAATGGTGCGACGAGTACATGACCAGCCCGTGACTCTTCAATTTTGCCATACTTGTGAAGGAGTCTTAGTCCTTTAATGTACGCATCGTTAACATTTCTTGCATTGATAACTTTCATTGACGTAACTCCTATTGGCGGGGCACTCAGCTACCTTTACATACGGGCTTCTAAGCAGCTTCGCGGTTATTCTTGATTGAAGCCTCATAAGCCTTTTTCCAGGCTATACGCACGTCAACGCGGGTAGTGAGGTTGTTCTTCCAAGTCTTAGCTTTGCGCTCGACCACTTCAACAAAGCCTTTGTGAAGTTTTGCCAACTTATAAGCAGCCTCAGCTTGTACTTCTGCCGTTCGGTAAGTGCTACAACCGCCATCTATGTTGCTAGTCTGTGTCCAGGCATACTGACAGCTAACTCGGCTAGGATAACCGAGACGAATGAGCTGTAGGGTTAGGTCAAAATCCTCCATTACTGGTATACGGCCAAGCTTAAGCTGCTTTGTTTTGATGAGTTTCTGAATTACCTTTGCGTCGTAAGCGTAGGCATTCATCATGCGCCCCGGTTCCTGGTATTCGACACCGGTTTTTCTATTCGCTTGGCGGCTGATTAAGCCAACGTGCACCAAGCCTTCTTCGAGCCACATGGTCAATTGCTCAACCATGCAATGCATGCCGTAAGGATCATCATTAATGTACGGCATATCAGCCTTCTCGAGGTCGGGTCGATGGCAAAACGACAAGTCATCATCAACCATGAAAACGCGGCGGGCGTTATGGTAACGTGCAAGCTCAGTAAGGATATATTCTCGAGTTCGGCTGATACCTGAGTATTCCTTTGGCACGCCATGTATATCGATTTTCTTCAACGTTTCGCGCTTGATGCGTTTGCCTTTATAGCTGGCAGTTTCGTATTTGCTTACTTCGTTCTTGGGTACCGCCAGCACAACCTTGTAAGAGTCAACGATAAATGTGCGCTCGAATGTTGCTAGAGTTTGTTGTCGCTTATGACGCCCCATTGAAGGGATTACGATGAGGTCCATGGCTACCTCTTTCGATACCTTTCCCGCAACTTTTCATAGATACCCATGAGGACATAGAAAATAGTACCTCCAAGAGAGATAGGCCCGAAGCATACTATGAGGGCATACTCCCTTGGGGTTGACCACTTGTTTTGTTTAACGTCAGTGAAGATCATGAGCACTAGGTTGATTTTAGCACACCACACCCAAAAATCCCACAACCATGCGATGTATTCTTGCATCTATACACCATTGAACTTCTGCTTGGGTTTACCTTCACCGAACTTTGCTCGGCAATACTTATCGAACTCACATAGGCAGTTTTGCAAGTCCTGCCCATGAATATTAGGCATGTTTTCGGGTAAATGCTGATTGACTATTAGCCGAAGTATTCGCAATTCTGCAAACCACTTATCCTCATTCCAATTCTGTTTGACTGGTCTACCAAGCACCCGGTTCATGCCACGGCGCGATCCAGGTCCAGAAATAGCGAATGACCACCAGTCATCAGCTTCTTTGAGTATTGGGTTGGCATACTTCAAGTCAGCGATGATCTGACCAGCCATAAATCTACCGATACCGGGTTGATTAACCAGTAGCTCACAGTAATTTCTGAGATTCATGCCCTGAGCAACGCGAAGCTGTTTACGTTTGTTCCACATACGCTTGAAGAACATATCCAGGTATTCGTGCTTGGGTAGTGTCAAGCCACCAGTAGAAATGATGTAAGCAGCGTTGAAAGCATTCTTACCCTCACGCTTGCGCTGCTGTACGGCATCAATGAAGTTGGCACTGCGATATGGAACAGGATAACCCATGAGTTCCATCGTACCGGGTTCATTGATGTACCGAGCAACCAGCATAGCAAACCAAAGATCAGGATCATCGGCGTTAGGGCTACGCCAGTTATCAGAAATCCAAACCGTCACTTTGTCAAGTTCACGGTACACGTTGCAAAAGCGGTACCGTTGTAGAATGGGATCATCGGTCCAAGGTTTTGGTTTTTGCTGTGAACGCTTTATATAGATACTGTAGCGCTCCTTAATCCAATGCATGAGTAATGGAAATTGTACGAAATGCTGGTATTGGTATTTGTCAGGCATTGGCTTCTCCCTTGTCTTCTAAACGACTGTGAAATAGTGCGTGCTGAAATCATACCAACAAAAACGGCCCTGCTTCAAACAGGGCCGTTTTAAGGAACTACGTTGATCGAATTTGATCAAGAAATCTTGATGTAGTTGTGTTCGCTATCCCACTTCAAGTCAGCGCTCAGCACGCCAGCGTCAAGCGCTTCACGGACAGTGAAACCCTTCTTACCCTTCTTCTTTGCAAGCTCATAGTACAGCTCGAAACGCTCAAAGCTTGCAGTGTGGGGCCGCTTTGGGTTCTCATCTACAAGTACCGTAATAACCTGATCGTCCTTGAACAGGCGCTCACGACGACCACCACCGGTACCAGCCTTCTTAGTCTTCTTTTCGGGCTTTGTAGCAGCCTTGCCCTTAGCCTTCTTTTCTGTTTTCTCAGGCTTAGCAGCTTTTGCCACCTTACCCTTGGCAGGTTTTGTTTCCTTGGCAGCCTTTTTAGCCGCTGGTCTGCCACGCTTCTTAGGTGCTACCACTTCTTCATCCTCATCTTCATTATCGTCATCAGCGGCAGCAGCCCTTGCTTTCTTAGCAGTTGCATGCTTACCACCGCGACCGTTCTTAGTTGCAGCGCGACGTGGTGCAGGCTCATTGTCCTCATCCTCGTCGTCCTCGTTTTCGTCGTCAAGGTCGCTCAGATCGGGCAGGTCTTCGTCCTCGTCCTCGTCCTCATCATCGCCAAGGTCAAGCCCCTCGGGTATGGGAATTTCATTCCCAGACTCGTGAGCATCAACAGCCGAGTTCACCCATTCCTGAGTTTCCTCAGAGAGCTTATCCCACTGCGTGTCGCTGAGCTTGTCGGCTTTGTCGAGAACTTTTCTGAGGTAGTCCTGCACGTCAGTGCCAGACTTATATTTCAGTTTTAAGACTGACGATAATTCGTCATAGACAGTCGTTGACATAGCTAGCTAGCTCCTGTTCTTGCCATTGCTGATAGAAGTTACATACATCAGGCGTGATTAGCCCTGACGACTCCGAAATGTTTGTATATTCGAGACACCATGTCAACCGAATTTTTAGACCCTATAGCTGCATTGAGTCTTTTGTTCAGTTCTTTGACCTTCGGTTGCTTACCCTTGAGCACATCCTGAAGCGCCTCGACCAAAACATCCCGCACTTTAGGCGGTAACTCGTTAAGACGCAGAAGAAAATCAGTTTGCTCGGTCGTACCTCCTAGTCGCTCGAATACGACATCAAGCGAGTATTCTTTGTCTTTAGGTAGCAAGCTCGATATTGTGACTTCCTTCTGCTTGCTACGCTTGTTTGCCAGATCGTGAATGTGACGCTCATAACTCACCTTGACTAGCGCCATGAAATTACGCCGGTCACTTTTCTGTGGTTTACGCTTGCGCAACAAGCGAGCGTACTTAACGGCGCATTTCTGGTAGCACATAAAACCATCTTGTATGAGATCATCTAGTTCATACCAGCTAGCAACGCGCCAATGATTTTGACGGGCAGTTCGGTAGATCCACCGACGCAGCCCTTCGTCCAAATAAGCGTGGTCACGCATGGCCCTCTCCTCTGCAATGCGTTACTCACCACGTCCATGCAAGGGCACTACGTTCGTAAGCGATACGTCACCCAGAATTTCCATTCGTTTACGTGAATTGCAGTATATGCAGCCCTTGTGCTGAGCTATATGCTTTTGCAATGCCTCGATACGCGTAGCAGCCCACTCAAGAGCTTTTCCTACCGAACGGTCGCCGCAAACCGTATGATAGGACGCTAGAATTTTGAGGTACCCTAGATATACTTCATCTGGTGATACAGGTTTTTCCTTGACAGTCATTTCTACCCCCATATTTTGTTAAAGGCTGGCACCGTTGATGATGCCAGCCCGCTCTCTACATATGCACGTTCTTACTTGTACTGTTCACACATGCGCTTCAGCAATGCTGATAACCTGAGCGCATCCTTAATTTTGTCTTGCGGTATGCGCTTACCCTGCTTCAAATATTCTTCGAGCGCATCGCAAAACTCAATTTGGCTTAGAACGCCATTGTGCCAATTTTCCAGATGTAACTCGAAACCTTCTTTTGGTGGTGCGTTTGACTTAACCGGTGCAGGTTTTGTTTCAACCTCAGGCTCATCTTCCTCGTCGTTATCAGTTTCAGGCTCGTCAACTTCCTCATCATTGTCAGTTTCAGGCTCTTCATATTCATTATCGTTATCAGACTCGTCCTCAGCGTAGTCTTCATCCCCCTCGTCAGGGTCGTCTTGTAACTGTGCAAGCAACTTGTACTTCTTTTTCAGTTCATCAGCACACTTGCGCGTCATGTTCAGGTGAATGTCACCTTTGTCAAAGAGCTTTTGCAACGCCTCAGCCGGTATTAGCGAAAGCAGATAGAGAACCGAATACTTTGGTGGTAGCTTCGGCATATTCTGCTTCTTGTAAAACACTTCGCAGCACCCAATCGAGTACAGCTTCGATACGTCAGCTTCGCCCATATCGAGATATTTTTGCATTTCCTTATATTTACCTACGGGCAAGTCACCGCGCGCCTCGCGAATAAGGCGAGCAGTTTCGAGTAGTGATTCTGTTGAGCGCTGCCATGTAGCGTTAATTTTCGTAGCCCATTCCTTCGGTGTCAGCTTATCACCAGCGCGCGGCCGGAAATTAGCGAACACTGCTATTTTCTTATCTTTACTGTGGTTTACACCACCATTGACTTTCGTCAATTTTTCTGATTTTGAGTGCGCAAGCTTACGCACCGCAACCGCTGCGGCCCGAGCCATAAAAACCTCCTGTAATGCCTGAAAGGGAATTGCCCCGTAGCGAGAGTGTGGGTACGCAAAACCTTCAGCCCACACTTTAACCATACCGCATTTTGGGGGGCATGACAAATGCTCATACAACTGTATATCGATGTGCATATGCAAGGCAAACGCGGCTTCGTAGGCACGCGAACGCTAACCTAGGGTATACCCTTGCCTTGCCTTGCAAGGCCGCTAAGCGGTCAATTTAGGCCATTCGTAGCCTATAATTTAGGGCATGCTGAGCGCTTAGCATTTCAACTAATGCTCAGCATGATGATTGCTTGAGTTGTATAGGTTATACTCAACACTGTGCTAACTAACTAATGCTCACTATGATGATTAGTTAGCTCGTCACGGATGACAATGCTGAGAACAAAACCTAGCGCCAGCCCAAGTAAGCTGGCCAGCGCTAAAAGGCATACAAATTCAAACGTGTGGATTTCGATCATACTAAAGCCGCCCGTACCTCATCATCCCAATCTTCACTCAGTATGACTGGTATTCCAGCCTTACGTGCTCTGGCGATCATGTCCTTGGTGCCTTTGTGACCAGGAAATGCCAGCACCTTTTCAGGCCGGTAATCGTCAATCATCTGTTGGTTACGAATGGGGCCAGCGGCTTTACCATATAATTTCCAATTAGCTTTTACAGTGATGCACTCTACGTTTTCACCTTTGAGCTTGCGACGGCGAGCCCATTGCCTAGCAAATGAGTCTGCACCGTAGCTACTTCCACCCTCGACCACCACGAATGTGTCAATCGAGTTAGAATACATTTTGTCGAGCGTCTCAAATACTCTTTGTTTATCGGTATAGAAACGCCCGCCACAAACAACAATCACAGTCATGGCTTACCTCCATAACAGTAAGCCCCCCGTCTAATTCCAAGAAAGCAACGACCGACACAAGGCCAATGCTTGGCTACCGGTTAGTTCACCTGGATCATCAACATCCTTAGGCAATTCAAACTTCTCAAAACCCGGTAGCGAGAATAAAGCACGAGTAGCATGTAGTTCTGCACCTCGGTCAAATAAAACCCCACAACGGCCAAAATTTGACAAGAGGCGCGACAGTTTATCAGCCTGTACAGCGCTTACATTCTGCGTGAATACGCAGGTTGCATAGATACCAAATGGCTCACCTATCCAGGTCAAGCGCATTGCATCAAACGGCCCTTCACATACGACCAGCACCGAGCCTTCTGTGTTGACGAGCCGATGATAGTCAAGAAGGCACTCGCTCATGTGTAACGGTGCATTCTCACGATCAAGCGTTTTATAACGAATGCGCGCAGTGCTCGAAATAGCTCTTCCTGTAAAGTTTACGATGCGGCCTTTCTCATCGTATATAGGGAAAATGATACGACGATCCCACGGCGGCTTTAGGGCATAGTACAGATTGTACCGAGCTGCCATAGCTATTGCATCGTGCTTGGGATAATTACGCCCCACCAGATAATTGAATACTTGCGAGCGAGCAGGTGAGTTGCGTTGTTCCCATAATGGCCGCCAATCACTTGGTATCTTCAAATACTTTTTGATTTTGTGTTCTCGTGCATAAAGGCGAGCAGCTAATTCTTCTAGTTCGCTGACTGTTGGAATTGGTTGCTCGTTACCGTAAACAATGCGCCTAGCTTCAGCTAGAGATACACCAATCAGTGCATGAACTAGATAAGCTTCATTGCGTCCTCTATGGTTTACATCACGCCAGCAAGCATAACCTTTCCCTTGCAAGCTGATATTCATATGCATGCTAGGGTCTGCATCGCCACAGAAAGGGCACTTCAACGCGATATTGCCTCGCGATACGTTACGCCCTCTATCTGTAAACGGTATGCGATGCTGCGTAAGAAATGATTGCCAGTTGAACATAGTGAAACTCTACGTAATTTTAACCTCATTTCTGAGCTTAATCGCCTTCTGTGCTTGTTCGGGAGTGAATGTCATTGGTAGCGTCCCTTGTCTGTTTTAAGAGTTTATTGAACTTTCCTTTGCACCGTTGCTTGCAACGCCAGCACCAATAATTCATACGAATTCGAGTTTCATTTATCACATACATAAGCCCGATAACCATGATCACGAAACCCACGAGTATCGGAAGCAAAACAATGAATAGAACAACCAGCACTAGAGTCAAGAAATTCCTTATAGCCGCGAGCATGGTCCGTATCCCTAAATTTTCACCGGTGAAAAAACGTGGATTCAATACAGCGCCATCATGAACGGCCTGACGTACATAGGTGTTCTTGATCTAGCGAATAGAACTACCCCCTGCCAGTCATTGAACTTCTGAGTGCTCATATAGCGCTCAGCAGTTTTTCTCATACTTTGACCGGTTACCCATACCGTATCAACTAGCAGCAGTGTTTTTGAGTTCCTCGTTACCCAATGCTTAAAGATATTTGCGAAGGGTTTGCTGTCTTTTGAAACAGACACGACCTTACCGTACGGATCAAGGTAAGGCCGGATAACTTCGGCAATACACTCTAAATCCGACCTATCTAAAGAACTGCAATCAATTCTATACGGCAGCGTCGTACCTGACGCTGCCGTGAACTCACCTAGTTTTAGAAGCATTAAGTATCTGTATTCCAATTAGGCTCATTTTCGATGTAGCCTTGTGATGCGTCTAGCTTGACGTTGAAGTTGGCGCTTGCGTTTACGCTTAGCTTGTTGGCGCGCACGCACACTCGCATGTAGAACAACTGGCTTACGATGCTTGATGCGAGTTCCGCGCGACCTTGCGTTTTGTATCGCAATGCGACGGATATCGAAAGCAGATGGCGGGTTACGAAATGCTAGTGATAGCAGCCCCATTGTTCTCGTTTCCATTTAATCGCTCCTGCTGCTTTTCGATGGTGCTTTCGTGTTGTCTGCGTTTTTCAAGCTTATCGCTTGTCACTTGGTTCAATGCTTTTACTGTAAGCATGACCTTTTATCCAGTCCTCGTATCTATCCTGTACCCAGCAATCGCCGCAAATATGGCCCTCACCATCTTTACCTAAATAGATAGAGGATTTATCAATGGCTGAGCCACATCGCGGACAACTATATGTTTGTTCTTGCCCATCCATTGTTACTTAGCTGCGAAGAACTTAGTCTCAAGTCTCAAAGCTTCGATCAGCGCCTTTTTACCATCCTTAGTCAAGCGAACGCAATTAGCGCGCCGATCATGATTGCTTGCCTTGACTGTGACCAAGCCCTTAGCCTCGAGACGCCGGACAACATTAGCCGTAGTGCTGCGGTCGATACCGGTGACATCACAGATTTTCTTTTGTGAGCATTCATGATCACGGTCGGTAGCGTAAAGCACGGACATCTGAGCAACCGTGAGCTTATGAGGTAGCTTTTTAAGCTGCTGTTCAAAGTCAACAAGAATTCGACGGCTAAGTCGAACGTCACGAGCTTTCTCAAAGATTTTAGACATAGTACTTTCTCCTATGTTAGGGGTTGAAGCAGCGATACCCCTAACATACGCTTGCTGAGTA